TGGCGGTAAAGTTTCTGCATCCAAAAGAGCAGATGGCGCTATCAGAAGAGGTCATACGAAAGGAACTTACAAATGAAACACGGACACAAACATCATCACGAGCACGTTGAGCACCACATGAAACACCATGACGGTCATCATGCCCATGGCGGTCACATTCATCACCACGAGCATGTTGAAAAACATCTCAAGGAACATGAAGGTGGCATGCACGGTCACAAGCACCATCATGAGGTGGTAGCTGAGATGTGCGGTGGCGGTTATTCACACAAATGAGAGCATCTCGTGGGATGGGAGCAATGAATCCATCCAAAATGCCCAGCAAACCTCGTGTCATCACACGGAAAGATGATCCGAATAAAGTCTACGAGTATGCCAAAGGCGGTGAAGTTTGGAATAAGCCAAGGCCCAAAGATTTAGGTGCGCCCAAGAAATTGAGCTCAGCTAAAAAGAAAAGCGCCAAAGCGATGGCCAAAGCCGCTGGCAGACCTTATCCTAATTTAGTTGATAACATGAGAGCAGCGAGGAAAAAATGAATTTATTTGAAAAAGTACACCAATTTATTCGCAGTGCAGGGCATGCCGTTGAGAGTGAAGAACACAAATTATTGAATGAATTTGTGACTTTCATTGGTGAAAAAAATCTTGTGGCTGAATTCTTACAGTCCAAAGGTCTTTATGAGGACAGCAATGCTCGAGCAGTTATTGGAACATTTGCATCTGTCGTTGTCCCACCCGTTGAGACTCCTGCACCTGTTGTCGCTGATACTCCTGCTGATCCTGTTGTTACAGAAAAGGTGACAAATGGAACTGTTGCTGAATCTAATCCTGCTCCTGTGGATACTGTGGTTGATACATCGGTAGCACCTGACGCTCAAGTTGTAACTACACAAGCGATTTAATCATGGCTGAAAAATGGATCCAACACGCAATTAAAAAAGCTGGTGCTTTGAGAGAAGCTTTGCATGTCAAAGAAGGACATACAATCCCAGCTAAAAAGCTTGCCGCAGCTGCCAAAAAGCCTGGTAAATTAGGTCAAAGAGCTCGCTTGGCCGAGACATTAAAAGGCTTTAAGCACAAATAATGGCATACACCACTGGCACATCGGTCTTCAACCTGAACATGAATGACCTCATTGAAGAGGCATTCGAAAGGTGTGGACTCGAGCTCAGAACTGGTTACGATGTTCGGACTGCAACACGCAGTTTAAATCTTTTAACCGTTGAATGGTCCAACCGAGGTATTAATCTTTGGACCGTTGAAGAGGGCCAGATCTATTTGAATACTGGGCAAATTACTTATCCTTTGCCAGTTGATACGATTGATTTATTGAGTCAAGTCATCCGTCAGGGAACTTTACAGAATCAGATCGACATCAACATCAGCCGTATTTCAGAAGATACTTATTCCACGATTCCCAATAAGTTGGCTCAAGGTAGACCGATTCAAGTCTGGATCAACCGTCAGTCAGGAAACGTCAACCCTACCAGCTATACCTTGTATGGCAATGGAGTCACCACTGGGATCAGTGCAACAGACACCACGATTCAATTGAGTCCAAGCACGGATTTGACCAGCTTGGCAGCCACTGGCTTCATTCAATTGGGTAGTGAGATCATTTATTACCCCAACGTAAGCACTACAGCGCCTTTCCAGCTCTTAAATTGCTATCGTGGACAGGCAGGTACTACCGCCTCTGCTGCGGCCACTGGAACGCCTGTATTCGTGCCACAGCTACCTTGCATCAACGTATGGCCAAGCCCCAACTCTGGTGGTAACTATACGTTTGTGTACTGGCGTTTGAGAAGAATTCAAGACGCAGGAACTGGAACAAACATCAATGACATTCCATTTAGGTTGATTCCAGCCATGACAGCTGGCTTGGCCTATTACATGTCCATGAAATTACCTGGTGTCGATCCCAACAGGATTGCCATGTTGAAAGCGGATTATGATCTTCAATGGGACTTGGCGTCTCAAGAGGACAGAGAGAAAGCTCCAGTTCGATTTGTGCCTCGGAACATGTTCTATACGAGGTAATCATGCCCAACAAGTTTGCCTCGGGTAAATATGCGATTGCTGAATGTGACCGATGTGGTCAGAGATACAAGCTCAAAGAATTGCAAAAAGAGGTCATCAAGACCAAGCTTTTTAACATTAGGGTTTGTCCTGAGTGCTGGGATCCAGATCATCCGCAACTGAGTTTGGGTTTGTATCCTGTGAATGATCCACAGGCTGTGCGTGAACCCCGTCCTGATGTGAGTTATCAGGTTGGTGGAACATATGGTTTGTTGACCAATCCTTATGATCCAAATGTTCAGAATGTTGACAATGCAGGTTATCCATCAGATGGTAGTCGGCAGTATCAATGGGGATGGAACCCAGTGGGTGGAGCAAGTTATTTTGATGGTGCTTTGACACCAAATTCCTTGCGTCTTGTAATTAGAATCGGTACAGTTACAATTAGCACAACTTAGGAGTTTATGATGGCTAAACATGAAGATATCAAAGAAGATAAGAAGCTAATCAAGAAGGCTTTTTCAATGCATGACAAGCAATTGCATGAAAACAAAAAGACCAATCTTTCTAAGCTTGCTAAAGGTGGCGTGACCAGTAAGGCCATGAAAGCTGTTGGACGCAACTTGGCACGTGCTCACAATCAAAAGTCTGGGAGCAAATAATGCCTACCCAAATGAAACCCACTAAAAAGAACAGTCCTGCCATTCATCATGGCATGGGCAAGACAAATGGTCCAGCCAGCGAATATGCAGCTCCTCATACCATGAGTGGTAAGAAGATCACTGTGCAGAGTTTTCAAGCTGAGATGGATGAAATTCCATATGGCCGTGAGAAGTCTGCTAAAGATGCACGTATCACTGATCCTTTGTCTAATGGCGTGAGCTACGGTATATCTGAAGAAAAGACATCAGGCATTGAGATGCGTGGTGCTGGAGCAGCTACAAAAGGACGTATGTCTAGAGGGCCAATGGCGTGAACTATCAGCAATTGTGGCAAGCGATTCAGGATTATTCTGAGACTACAGAGTCATTATTTGTAGCGAATATTCCTGTCTTTGTTATGGAGGCGGAAGAACGCATCTATAACACGGTTCAATTGCCATCATTGCGTAAGAATGTCACAGGTAACGTAACAGCTGGCAACATGTATTTGTCTTTGCCAAATGATTATTTATCCACATATTCATTGGCCGTCATTGATTCATCTGGCAATTACAATTACTTGTTAAACAAAGATGTGAATCTGATCAGGCAGTCGTATCCAAATCCAACGACATCGGTTGGATTGCCTTATTACTATGCTTTGTTTGGTGCTCAATACACTTTGACCACAGAGTTGTCTTTGATCCTTGGCCCAACGCCAGATCAAAATTATGGTGTGGAGTTGCATTATTTCTATTACCCACCAACGATTGTTCAAGGACAAATCAACGAGTGGAACATCATTAACAATGGTACTTTGTATGCAGCTGGTACTTATCAAAATGTTCCTTTGACAGGTGGTTCTGGTACAGGTGCGATAGCCACGATTGTGGTTGGATCTGGAAATACTGTTACATCGGTCACGATTACAAATGGTGGTAATTTTTACGTCACTGGAGATGTGTTGAGTGCCAGCACATCCAATCTGGGTGGCGGTACTGGATCTGGATTTCAATTGAGTGTTCTTGGCTTGTCTAATCCAAATGGAACCAGCTGGCTTGGAGACAACTACGATCCTGTTCTTTTTTATGGTGCAATGAGAGAGGCCATGATATTCCAGAAGCAGGAAGTTGAAGTTGTCAAAGAATATGAAGACAAGTACAACGAAGCGATTGCACAACTTAAACGTCTTGGAGACGGCCTTGAGCGTGGTGATGCTTATCGCAGTGGTCAGACTCGCATGACCTATAACAAACTTTGAGATTTAAATGATTGTCCAAACCGCATGTAATATCTTTGAGCAAAACCTGTTAAACGGTAATGAAAACTTTACCAGTGGAACTTATTACATTGCTTTGTACAACGCCAATGCCAATTTGAATGCTACAACGACTGCGTACACGACAGTCAATGAGGTGGTTGGATCTGGATACACAGCTGGTGGAATACCTTTGGTGATATCCACAGCGCCTACTGTTAATAACCAGTACAACACAACATATGTATCATTTAATAACGCAGTTTGGAGTCCTGCATCATTTACTTGCAGGGGTGCTTTGATATACAATTATTTAACAAAAGCAGCTTGTTTTGTTCTCAATTTTGGTTCAGATAAAACTTGTAATAACAGCTTCACGGTGACGTTCCCAGCAGCGACTTATTCGTCTGCTATTTTGGCAGTTAGTAGTTATACTGACAGTAATGTTGTAAGTTCAGGAGATTAAGGAAATTTTATGACTAAAGAACTATCGAATTTTGGCGATCATGCCGTGGCTACATTACAAGCTAAAGGGAATGTTATTCCTGAAGGCATGGGTGTAGAAGGTTTTTACCACATTGTCTGTCATGACAAAGATGGCAATTTGAAATGGGAAGAAAAATTCCCCAATCTAGTGGTCGCTATTGGTAAGCAGTTGATGCTTGATACGCTCCTCAAAGGAAGCTCTTATACAGTTGTCGGGCCTTTCCTTGGTTTGATTTCCAACTCATTCACTGCGTCTGCTTCAGACACAATGGGCTCACACACATGGACTGAGTTCACCAACTACACAGTTGGCGGTTCAGCAGTTCGTGGTACAGCTGTGTTTGGATCATCTACATCAACTGGATCAACACCTTCAAACGTGACTTCAAGTACTGCTACGGCAATTACTTATACAATCACAGGCGGTGGCGGTACGGTATACGGTTGTTTCTTGGTGACAGGTACAGGAGCTGTAAGCACACAAAGCTCAACAGCTGGTACTTTGTACTCAGAAGGTTTATTTGGAACAGCCAAGACCACAACCGCAGGTGATACAGTATCAGTGACTTATAGCACGACTGCTACATCTTAAGGAGCTGTAAATGGCTCTAGTACTAGCTGATAGAGTCCAACAGCAAGGATCGGCCAATACCACAGTCAGTTTCACCCTTAGCTCGGGTGTTACTGGGTATCAGTCATTTTCTGTTGTTGGTAATGGGAATACCACATACTATGCGGCAACAGATGCTTCTGGCAACTGGGAAGTAGGTATTGGTACGTATTCAACAACAGGTCCAACGCTGACCAGGACTACTATCATCTCTTCCAGTAATTCTGGAAGTGCGGTTAGTACATTTGGTAATCCAGTAACCGTATTTGTCACTTACCCTGAAGAGTACGCTGTCTTTGGAAATGGAACAGTTTTAACTGCTCCAAGTGGAGCAATATTGCCAACAGGTAATGGTGGTACAGGACTTACTACATTTACCTCTGGAGGGGCTGTTTATGCGACCTCAACGTCAGCTCTTACTACTGGTACTTTACCTGTTGCTTCTGGTGGCACTGGTTTAACATCTTTAACAGCTGGTTATGTACCATATGGTAACGGAACTAGTGCATTAAGTAATTCTTCAGCTTTTACTTATGGTTCCACAGGTTTATCACTAACAGGTTATACAGCCAATACAACTACTTCTGTTGGTTGGTTGAATGTTGGTTCTGGTTCATATAGCAATTCATTCAGTGGTCAAATTGCAACTTTTTCAGGTGCAGACACTTCTAATCTGAATGTTAGTTTGCAAAATACAAATAACGGTGCCACATCCTATGCCGCTTATGCTGTTGGCGGTAATAGTTATGGAAGCACATACTATATGGAAATGGGGTCTAACTCTGCTTCTTATAGTTACACATCGGCAGGTTATCCAAACAATGCATTTAGTTCGCCTTATGCCAACTTCATTGAATCAGGTGGCGGTGATTTAGCAATTGGTACATGGAGCAGTAATGCTATTCACTTTTTGGTGAATGGTAGTACAAACACCAACGATGCCATGACCATCAATACATCTGGTGCTATTGCTGTTAATGGCTCCTACGGAACATCCGGTCAAGTATTAACTTCTGCAGGTTCTAGTGCTCCTCCTACATGGTCATCAGTTTCAGTAACTGGTGCTTATACAAGAACAGCATTCACAGCTACTGCTTCACAGACTACTTTTAGTGTAACTTACACAGTTGGCTACTTACAGGTATACATAAATGGTGTCTTGTTAAATGCTTCTGATTACACAGCGACTGATGGAGTATCTGTTACGATTTCCACTGCTTGTAATGCAGGTGATATTGTTGAATTTATTGCCATGAGCATATCTAGTGTTGGTACAGCTAGTTCTTTATCTGGTGGTGCTGCAGGTGAAGTTGTTTACCAAACAGGTGCAAATACAACAGGATTTACTGCAGTAGGTACAACTGGTCAGGTTTTAACAAGCAATGGTACAAGTGCTCCCACTTGGTCAACATTGTCATACCCATCATTGAGTTCAGCGCAAACATGGACTGCTACTCAGACGTTCAATGGTTCAACAAGCACATTTAGTGCAATCATGTTAAATGTTGCTGAAACTGTTAATGTCGTTGGGTCAGCACCATCTAGTACAACTAACTTTTATGTTCAAAGTGGATCAGTTCAGTATTACACAACCAATGCTGCAAACAACTGGACTTTAAACATTGCATTTAGCTCTGGAACATCACTTAATTCAGCAATGTCAACTGGACAATCAATGACCATTGCCATGTTAGCAACGCAAGGGTCAACTGCTTATTACAATTCTGCTGTAACAA